AAAGGAGCGGATTGAGAAGTTGAAAGAGTATATATGCGGAGAAATGCCAAAGAGAGACGGAGACCGCTGGACGTTTCTGCAAAAGGAAAGAGAGCTTGTCAGGTGCAAGGACTGCGAGCACAGACCGACAAAGCCGGACGATTATGATCCTACTGAGGCAGACTCAGGATTCGGGCTTGAATTTCCTGACGAAGTGTGCCCGGCACGAGTATCTGGTGACGACTACTACTCATGGTATCCGGGGGATTATTTCTTCTGCGGATTTGGAAAGCGGAAGGAAACGTAATAATTCGGATAGACGGGGGAGGGTGTTGATGCTTTTAAAGATTGATATTCCGAAAAGCGGAGTAAAACCGTACGACATCATCTACTGGGAAAAAGTAATTCATCCATCAGAGAAGAAGGAACAGCAGCTGAAAGACATGTTCCACAAAGCCGGGATAAGAGAATTTTTAGAGGGATGGATCACGCCGGAAATCATAAGCGAAGACAATCTGAAAAAGGCGAAGATCCTGGTCATCGAAATCAATACCATAGATCGCATGGTGTTTCCGATGAAACGCACAGAACCGGAACCGCCAGAACCACCGCACGGAGTCGGCATAGTTGATGTAAGGCTCTGCGAGAAAACGAAAACGCTGAGAGGAACGCGGGTTCTGAAATGCGGAAACGAATGGCAATACAGACGGATGGTGTTCCAGATGGATCTGTATCGCAAATGGTGGAGAGCCTGGAACAAAATGCCGGAAACAAGTCCGGTGTGGATGTAAGGAGCGGATAGAAGAAAAAGGAGGGAGGTGAAAGGGATGGGCATTACAGCAACATACAAGGATAAAGTGCCGGACGACATTGCTATGACAATGGGGCCGGACTTTTCAAGGGATGAGCTTGTAAATGCAGCACAACGACTTGCCCTTGTAAGCAGCCAAAGACCAAAGAGCATTGTCGAAGAGGTACGAATTTACAGGAAATATGTGCCGATCATGATAAAGGCATACTGCATACAATCAGAAGGAATGAAAAAGGCAGCAATGCAGATTGATCGTCTTACTGATGTTGACTATGACCGGGGAAAGAAGCGATGGTCGAAAGAAGAAGACGAAATGCTGATAAACCTTGTCTGCGAAGGAAATGAAAACATCCACCAAATATCAACAATCCTTGGAAGATCACCAGGGGCAATACAGTCACACATTTCGTTCCTCGTGGGGCGGAAAAGGCTTACACAAGAAGTGGCAGGGAAATTCATCGGAACGATCAACGGAGAAACCACACAAGCAGAGATATGCGGGACTGTTTACAGGTGATTTAGTTCATTAAGGAACGTATACGAACTCATACCAGCGGGCCAGGGGCCCGCATCATGCCGGCAGCGGCTGATCCGGTTCGACTCCGGAAGCCGGCACTCAGTTTCTTCATTATAAGGTGGTACCCGGCGGGGGTCAGCTCCGCGAATGGCGGGATGGGTTCCGCAAAACAGAGCTTGTAATGAGTATTAAGTGAAGGACCATCTCCGGAAACCTGAGCAGCTGATCAGGGAGATATACAAAACAAAAAGTACAGACTTCCATCGGGCTGATCATGATGATTACCGACGGAGGGGGACGGGGGGAACCGGAGCGCAGCGAACGGTGCCCCCGGCTCCACCGGAAGACAACCAGGAAGGAGGCGGAAGGCATGGCGTGGGAATACGAGGGGCTTTTCGACAGCATCATGGAAAGCGGGAACCAGGGCGAGGATCTGCTGAGCGACTTCTGGAAGAACGAACCCAGCGCGATCCGCGTGGGGAGCATGGGATACCGGACGCGGACGATCAAGGCCGGGTCACGCCTGGAAGCGGAGGTATACCCGATATTCGGGCGGGAAAAAGAGAAGCGGCTGCGGGCTGAGAAGAAGAACCGGACGCCGGACCGGGTGCTGAAGAATAACATCAACCGGGCGAAGCGGCGGCTGATCCTGCTGATGGAGGCGAACTTCCGGGCGGAGGAGGATCTGCACCTGACGCTGACATACGCCAGCGAGGTGGACTACCAGCGCGCGGTGCGGGATCTGAAGAACTACTTCAAGCGGGTGAAGCGGCTCCGGGAGAAGCGGGGCCTGGATGAGTTGAAGTACATCTGGAGCATCGGGCACGACCAGAACCAGCGGCTGCACGCGCATGTCGTGATGAACGGCGGGATCAGCCGGAAGGAGCTGGAGCGGATGTGGGGGCATGGGATCGCAAACGCGCTGATGCTCCAGGAATACGGGAAGGGACTCCAGGGCATGGCCAACTACCTGTACAAGCAGAACGAAAGGGAGAAGCTGAAGGGCAACCGGATGAACTTCAAGAGCTGGGCAGGCAGTCGGAACCTGAAGCAGCCGAAGGAGCACACCAGCGACAGCAAGATGTCGAAGGCCAGGATCAAGCGGATTGCGTACGATTTCAAAAACTCAGCGAAGGAGATCATGGAACGGACCTATCCGGGGTATGTTTTCGAGAACTGCGTGGTGTATTACTCAGACGTGGTGGACGGGGTTTACATCCGGGCGGTGCTGCGGCGAATAGAACCGAACGATGAGGAGGGACGAAGATGGTAGACTTTCAGAGGATCAGGCAGCTGAACCAGCAGAAGAACGACCTGGGCTGGCGGATCATCAAGATGGAGGCCAGGGCGACAAAATCCACGACAACGATCACAGGGATGCCCAGGAGCGGAAGCACCGGGAACCGGATGGAAGCGATCATCGTGGAGATCGCCACCATCAAGGAGGCCTACATCGGGATCTGCGATGAACTGAACACCAGGGCGGCCGAACTGGAGAAGGCCATGAAGGTGATCAGCAATCCGATGGTTCGGGTCTCTATTCATATGCGCTACATCCGCGGATGCAAGATCCGGGAGATCTGCGAAACGCTGAACTATTCCGACCGCCAGGTGATCCGCTTCCTGAAGCAGGGAGAGCGGGAGATCAACATGGCGGAGGTGTAAAACATGTCACATCATGTCACTTTTTTCTGTGATAGGATATAGCATGGAGATCTGGCAATGAACAGACCGACAGAGGTTGAAGCCTTCTATGTTTCCTGGAGATGGCGGAAGTGCCGGAAGGCGTTCGCCGCGTCAAAGGGAAACCTGTGCGAAAAGTGCCTGGCGCGCGGGATCATCGAGGCCGGGAGCAAGGACCGGCCTCTGGAAGTACACCACAAGGTTCCGCTGACAGCTGACAACGTGAACGATCCGAAGGTGGCGCTGAACTGGGACAACCTGCAGCTGCTGTGCAAGGATTGCCACGAAGAGGAAAAGGACCGGGTGCAGAAGCGCTGGCGCGTGGACGCCGCCGGTCGTGTCGCCCTGGATAGCCCCCCTATCAAAAAGCCGGATGCGTTCCGGCCGCAGGGGCCCGGGTGAGGTAAAAAAAGCGCGCCGAGGGCGCGGGGGACGCGCGTCCACGGGCGCGCGACAATGAAGGGACCGGATAAAACCGCATAAATATGCAGCGAAAAACGACGCAAAAACGCGCCGTTTTTTTGATGAGTTCGCAGGACTTTTGACGAGATCGCAGGAGGGTGAGATGAGACAGGCGGAGGGTGCCGGCAGATCGCCGGAGACCGGGAAGAGATCCGGGACGAAAAATCCGAAGCCGGTGAAATCTGCACAGGTGAAGGACCGGACGAAGCTGATCCGGGCGGAAGCGGACGCGGAAGCCCAGGTGAAGGACCAGCCGGAGCAGCCGAAGCATGCAGAGCTTCCGCGGATGGAAACGTCCGACGAGCTGAAGGCGAAATTTGTGGAGATCATCAACAGCGTGGACGCCGGAGCGCGGAAACCGGCGACGCGCGGAGCCACGAAGCGGGTGGATGCCCGCACGGTGGCGTTCCTGGAGCCGGACGAAGCGCCGGCAGTGAAGAACCGGACAAAAGCCGCGGGAGCGACGAAGAAGAGCGCCCAGGGCGAAAAGCCCGTGAAAAGGACGAAGGCACGAAAGCCGAATGAAAAAATCACTCCCGCGGCCATATTCCGGAAGATGCTGAACTTCGGGAAGATCTACCAGATCGAGAACGAGCAGGACTTCCAGGAGGCCGCGCGGATCTACGCCGAAGAGGCCGGGCTGATCGACCAGATGCGGGACCGGCTGGCGGAGGACGGGCTGACCGTTCTGAAGACCTACAAGACCGGCGACGTGGAAGTGGCGCATCCGCTGCTGAGCGAGCTGCCGCGCCACGTGGAGAGCGCCAACAAGTGCCTGAGCACGATCGGGAGCATGATCAGCGAGCGCGGGGCGAGAGTCGAGAAGGCGAAGCGCGACCTGGACAAGTTCCGGATGAACGCGTGAGGCGGGATACGGGCATGGGGTAAAGAAAACGGGCGGAGAAACAAGCCGGAAGACCGTGCCGGTTCTGGAAATACCGGAGAAACCGAAAAAAGAGAGAACACCTGTGCCGGTGCTGGAGATCCCGTGGAAGAGCCGGATCAGAAACGTGGCAGATCTTCCGGCAGAATCGGCGATCCTCCAATACTGGAACGAGATCATCAGCGGCGGCGTGGCCGTCGGGAAATGGATCAGGCTGCTGTATGACGTGATCCTCCAGGGGCTGACGGAGCACCGGTGGTATTACAGCCGGAAACGGGCCGAAAACGCGGTGCAGTTCATCGAGAGATACTGCCACCATTACAAGGGACGCCTGGCACCGCAGCGGATCAAGCTGAGCCTGTGGGAACGGTCCACGATCGAGCTGATCTTCGGGATTGTCGACGACCGCGTGCGGCGGGTATTTGTCGAGGTATTTCTTCTCATCGGCCGGAAGCAGGGCAAGACGATCCTGTGCGCGGCCATCTGCACGTACCTGGCCTATTGCGGGGAATACGGATCTGAGTGCTACGCGCTCGCGCCGAAGATTGACCAGTCGGACCTGCTGTTCTCCGCGGTCGAGTATAACGTGCACGCGGAGCCGGAGCTGGAAGCGATCACCCGGAGCACGAAGTACAGGGGCCTGTTCATCCAGGAAACGAACACGACCATCAAAAAGCTGGCGTTCTCCAGCAAAAAATCCGATGGTTATAACCCGATGTTCTGGAGCGCGGACGAGGTGGCCGCATGGCCCGGAGTGGCAGGCCTGCGGCAGTGGGAAGTCATGGTATCCGGTACCGGCGCCCGCGAGGAGCCGCTGGGCATCGCGCTCAGTTCCGGCGGATACGAGAACGAGGGACTGTTTGACGAGCTGATGAAGCGCGGCACGGCGTTCCTGATGGGGAACAGCCGGGAGAAGCACCTGCTGCCGATCCTGTACATGATCGACGATCCGGCGAAGTGGGACGACCTGGACGAGCTGGAGAAGAGCCTGCCGGGCCTGGGCGAGAGCGTGAGCCGGGACTTCATCCGGAAAGAGATTGACGTCGCACACGAATCCATCTCGAAAGAGATCGAGTTTAAGACGAAATACTGCAACCTGAAGCAGAACCTGAGCACTGCCTGGCTGCGGGCGGAGGACATCGAGAAGGCCTTCGGGTGGCGGAAGCCGCTGGAGGAGATCCGCAATCATTACTGCGTGGTCGGCATCGACTTATCGCAGAGCACGGACCTGACCAGCGCGTGCCTGGTGTGCGAGACGGAGGGTGTGCTGTGGGTGCACAGTCACTTCTGGCTGCCGAAGAACCGGCTGGAGGAAGCGACGAAGCGCGACCAGATCCCGTACGAGATCTACATCAAAAAGGGCTTCCTGAGCCTAAGCGGCGAGGAGTTCATCAACAACGACGACGTGCTGGCCTGGTGCATGGACCTGGTGCGGAAGTACAAGGTGTTCCCGCTGATGGTCGGATATGACCGGTGGGGCAGCCAGGAGCTGGTGCAGAAGCTGAACGCGAAGAGCTTCAAGACCGACACCGTGAGCCAGGGCTTCAACCTGTCGAGCGTCAGCGACACGTTCGAAGGGATGCTGCGGGAAGGCCGTATCCGGGACATGGACGACAATGACCTGCTGAAGATCCATTTCGCGGACAGCGCCCAGCAGATGGAGAGCAACGCGGAGCAGGCCAACCCGCGGAAAAAGCTGGTGAAAATCAGCAAGAACGCCCACGTGGACGGCATGGCCGCCCTGCTGGACGCAATGGCCATGCGGCAGTTCAAATGGGCCGAACTGGGCACAAGACTGACAAACGAGAAAAAAGGCCGGAAGGCGGCGGAGGTATAACCGCCGGACAGATGACGAGAACCGGGAAAGAGCCGGCGGAGGAGTGACAGCTGATGGGAATGTTTGAAAAAGTATTCGGGAAGCGGGAGCAGCCGGCGGCGCTGAAAGCGGCGAAGACCTTCAAGCTGCTGGAGGGCTACAAGCCGGCGTTCACGACCTGGCAGGGCTCCATCTACGAAAGCGAATTGATCCGGGCCTGCCTGGACGCCTGGGGACGGCACACGGCGAAGCTGAGGCCGAACTTCAAGGGCAGCGCACACCCGGAACTGATCAGCCGGCTGAAGGTAAAGCCGAACAAGTACCAGGAATGGAGCACCTTCCTGTACCAGACGGCGACGGTGCTGGGCGTGCGGAACAATGCGTTCATGGTGCCGACGCGGGACGAGTTCGGGAACAAGAACGGCATGATCAACATCGTGCCGGTGAAGTACGACCTGGTGGAGTACCAGGACGAGCCGTGGCTGCGCTTCGAGCTGAAGGACCGGAAGTTCCGCGCGGAACGCCTGGCGGACGTGGGCATCCTGACAAGGTTCCAGTATGAGAGCGAACTGTTCGGCGAAAGCAACCAGGCGGCGATGCAGCCGGTGCTGGACCTGATCAAGATGCAGCGGCAGGGGATCACCGAAGGCATCAAAAACGGCGCGACCTACCGCTTCAGCGCGCAGAGCGACAACTGGGCCACGGATGACGACCTGAGCGAAGAAATGAAGCGGTTCAACGCCGCCACCTTCGGGAACAAGAAAACCAGCGGCGGCGTGATCCTGTTCCCGAACACGTACACCAACGTGCAGCAGCTGAAGCAGGAAGCATACAAGGTGGATGCGGACCAGGAAAAACTGATCCGGGAAAACGTGTTCAACTACTTCGCGAGCAACGAGAACATCATCCAGAACAAGGCGGTAGGCGATGAGTGGCTGGCCTTCTATGAGGGCCTGATCGAATGGATCGCCATCCAGCTGAGCGAGCAGAGCTCGAAAATGATGTACACAGAGCGGGAACGGATGGCCTACGGAAACGAGATCTTCTTCTCATCCAACCGGCTCCAGTACATGAGCACGAAGGACAAGCTGGAGGCCATCAAGACCAACGCGGACCGCGGGCTGATGACCCGGAACG